CTAATATACTTACAGGCATAGCAATCATGGGTACAAAATTAAAAGAGGTACAGAAAGAACATTTAAGACCATATAAAAATTTATATATCTGTTTGGATAGAGATGCTACAACTAAGTCATATGATATAGCAAAAGATTTAAGATCTTCTGGATTTGAAAATGTAATAGTAAAACCACTAGAAGATGATTTAAAATATTTTAACACAGAACAAATAAGGGAGATGTTTTATGGACGAAAAGATGAAGCAAGAACTTCTGGATAACTGGAACAGTTGGAAGTATGATATAGTAGATATGAACAGATCTACTTGGACACAGAGAGATCAAGCAATATTAGATACGATAGAAGTAATTTTAAGAAAGGAGTTGTATGATAGAAAAACAAATGATTAGGCTTATGCTTAATAAAAAATTTTATACAGAATACAAAGGTGTCATATCCCCAACAGTTTTTGGTGGTGACATAAGTTCTCTTTATGACACAGTTCAAAAGGCACATGAAAAATATAAAGATGATATAAAGATAGATGAGTTATATTCATTACATACAACTATATTTAACCCTGCTTTAACTCGTGTTGCTAAAGAAAAATTTAGTGAACTAATAGAAGATATAAAAGAGGTTAAAGAACCTAGTAGAGAAATAGCAAAAGATATAATGCGTATTCTTTCTGATAGAGATTTAGCACAAAGAATAGCTGTTGAAGCTACAGAAATCTTTAATGGTAAAGATGCAAACTTTGCTGATATATCTACAATGATAGAAAAACATAAAACAATAGGCACAGATGATGATTTAGAATCTGTTACAAAAGATGTGGGAGAACTATTAGATTTAGTAAATGTAAATACAAAATGGAAATTTAATATACCTGCATTACGTCACAATGTAAGTGGTCTAGGAGCAGGTAATCTTGCTATATTTTTTGCAAGACCAGAAACAGGAAAGACTGCATTCTGGGTTAGTCTTTGTTGTGCACCCCATGGTTTTGCATATCAAGGTGCAAAGATACATGCATTTATAAATGAAGAACCTGCGTCAAGAACACAGTTAAGAGCAATATCATGTTACACTGGCTTGACACGAGAGCAAATTCATGATAATAAGCAAGCAACAATAGATAAATGGAAAGAAATAAAAGATAATATAAATATGTTTGATGTAGTTGATTGGTCTATGGATGATATAGATGCTCATTGTGAAAAGCATAATCCAGATATAATTGTTATTGATCAGCTAGATAAGGTAAATGTTCAGGGTTCATTTGCTAGGACAGATGAGAAGTTAAGAAAAATATATACAAATGCTAGAGAGATTGCAAAAAGAAGAAACTGTGTTGTTATTGCAATATCACAAGCATCAGCAGATGCACACAATCATAACAGTATTTCGTTTGATCAAATGGAAAACTCTAAGACAGGAAAAGCTGCCGAAGCTGACTTGATTATAGGTATAGGTAAAAATACTAATCAAGATGCTAGCGATAAAACTAGAACTTTATGTGTTAGCAAAAATAAAATAAATGGTTTTCATGGAGAACCTCATTGTGAAATAAGAAAAGAAATAAGTAGGTATGGGGTGTGAGTAAATTAGACAAAATACTTAATTTAATTATAGCATTTGCAATAATATTTATATTATTATACATGGCAGGTATTACAAAAGACTTAAATGATATATGGGATATGATTATTGAAATGCAAAATATAATAAAATATTTAACATCACAATCATTTATATCTTAGAAAGGACAATATGATAACAGTAATAGACGTTGAGACATCGTTTCAAAAAACAGAAGATGGTGGTTATGATCCATCACCATTTCATCCAGATAATATATTAGTTAGTGTCGGATTAGATTCTAAATATGGTAACGAGTATTACTTTACAGGACACTCAGAAAAAGTTAGTAAAGGTGGTAAAGCTAGAATACAAGAGGTTTTAGATGAGACTACTTTGTTAGTAGGTCACAATATTAAGTTTGATTTAATGTGGATGCTAGAGTCTGGATTTACTTATACAGGCAGAGTATACGATACTATGCTTGGAGAATACATTTTAAATAAAGGAGTTAGAAAAAGTCTAACACTTGAGATGTGTTGTCAAAGAAGAAAAATAGGATCAAAAGATAATAGAATAAAAGAATGGATGGATAGAGGTGTATCATTTCAGAATATACCTGCAGATATTGTAGAAGAATATGGAAGAATTGATGTTAAGATTACCAGAAGATTATTTGATTCTCAGATGGCTGACTTTAAATTAGAAAAAAATAAAGACTTATTAATGACAGCTAAGATGATGAATGAGTTTTTAGTTGTATTAACTGACATGGAAAGAAATGGAATTAATATTGATTTGTTAGACTTATCTAGAGTAGAGACAGAGTACAAAGCAGAGCAAGCAGCCTTAATTCAGAAGATTGATAGAATAGTTTATAAACATATGGGAGATACAAAAATAACTTTGTCCAGTCCCGAACAATTATCATGGTTAATATATTCTGTTAAACCAAAAGATAAAAAACAGTGGGCTAAAATATTTAATGTAGGTATTGATAAATCTACAGGAAAAAATAAAAGAAGACCACAATATTCTAGAATACAATTTAGAAATTTAGTAGCAGATAATACAGAGACAGTTCACAAAACAATAGCTGAACAATGTAGAACTTGTGATCATAAAGGTGTTATAAGAAAAATAAAAAAAGATGGAAGCCCTTATAAAAATTATACTAAGTGTGTAGATTGTGATGGTGTGGGTTATATATACACACCTATTGCAAAGATAGCAGGGTTTAGGCAAAAACCTAGAAGTGTTTTTGATGTATCTGAATCTGGTTTTAGAACAGATAAAATTACTTTAAGTAAAATAGCAGGTGAAGCTGAAGGTGAGTTTAAACAATTTATAGATGCAATTATAAGAAACAATGCTATATCCACTTATTTAAATACATTTGTAGAAGGCTTAAAAAATTTTACAAATAAACGTGGGTTTCTGCATCCAAAGTTTATGCAGGCTGTGACAGCAACTGGCAGATTATCAAGCCGTGATCCAAACTTTCAGAACCAACCTAGAGGTAAAACATTTCCTATTCGTAAAGTGGTTAAGTCTAGATTTGGTGGTGGGCAGATTATGGAAATAGATTTTGCACAGCTTGAATTTAGAACTGCAGTATACTTGGCACAAGATAAGCAAGGCATGGAAGATATAAAAAATAAAATAGATGTGCATAAATATACTGCAGATATTATTGGTGTATCAAGACAAGATGCAAAGGCACATACATTTAAACCTTTGTATGGTGGTGTAACTGGAACTGAAGATGAAAAAAGATACTACACTAAATTTTTAGAAAAATATAAAGATATAAAAAAATGGCATGATGAATTGCAAACAGAAGCAATAAGATTTAAAAGAATAAAACTACCAACTGGTAGAGAATATTCTTTTCCATTTGCAGAAAGAACATCTTGGGGTGGTTCTACTTATGCAACACAAATAAAAAATTATCCTGTGCAAGGTTTTGCAACAGCAGACATTGTACCCATAGCTTGTATAAATATATACAAACTTATGAAAGAAAAAAAGGTAAAGAGTTTACTTATAAACACAGTGCATGATTCTATAGTGGCTGATGTTTATCCTGGAGAAGAAGATGTGATGAGTAAAATATTTAGACAGGGCACAGCAGACGTAATACCTGCATTAAAACAGTATTACAATATCGATTTTAATGTTCCACTTGACACAGAACTTAAAATAGGATATGATTGGTTATATATGAAGGAGGTACAATAATGTATATAGATAAATACAATGTAGAAGTTATCGGTCAAGAGTATAGTGATAAGAAAAATAAATATATAAATGACATAACTAAATTAACTTTAAATTCAACTGAAGGAATGCATCATAAAAAATTTATTCCAATGTTAGATGAAATTATGGAAGCTAACGAAGGTTGCAGATTAGAGTTAAATATTAAAATAAAACAGCACCAATACGAGGAGTAATATGCCTAGAGATATAGAACCACTAGAAACCTTAGATGAATATTCTGATGAGGAGTACTCAGCTTTTCTAGAGTACACAAATTTAAAAGATCAGTGTATGATAGAGCCTACAACTTTGTACATAGATCGTTCACATGAGTTTTTATCTGAGTGGACTTACTTTGCACAAGCAGATGGACTAGAAATAAGAATAATAGAAGGAGAAACTAAGATATGTTAGATATATTTGTAAATACTTTTTGGATATTTATATATATTATTATGCTATTAGCTTGTTTTCAAGGAAAATAATACTTGACAAATTATAAAAAATATGTTATATACGAATCAATAATTAAGGAGGACAAATGTCTGATAACAATTTAGTAAATATAAAAAATATGTCTGATGAAGAAATAATGAAAGCCATCGGACAAGATGATGAGTCTAGCACAGGTGTAAACATACCAAGACTTAGCATCAACAGAACACCAGAAGACGATGATGGTAATCAACTACCAGTTGGTCACTATTACACCTTTGATGCTTCTGTAGGTCAAAATGTTTTTGGTAAACCTGCAACATTAAGACCATTCATAAGTGCATTACAGTATATGCATTATGATGCAGAAAAATCAGAGTATGCTAATAGATCTATCATATTTAAAAGTTGGAAAGAAGAAGCTATTGATATGTTAGGTGGTGTTAAATGTGGTAAGGTTTCTTTTAAAGAAAGATCAACTCTTACTCCAGAACAATTAGAACAGCAAAGAACTATACGATGTTATAGATTAGTGTATGGTTTATTATCTTTTAAAGATGGTAAGACAGCACAAGGTGAGCCACATACCCTAGAAAACTTTCCTGTTTTATATAGAGTAACAGGTACAGCTTTCTCTCCTGTAGGTGCAGCACTTGACCTAATGAAGAAGAGAAAGAAACTTATGTTTAATTGTTCTCTATCATTAGATACTAAGAGAGAGAAGAAAGGTGGAAATGTATACTATGTTCCAGAAATAGGTGTAAATGCAGATGCCAATTTACAATTGTCAGATGCAGATATAGAAACCTTAAATGTGTTTAAGGAAGCTATCGACACTGAGAATGCAGAAGTCGTGGATGCATATAACAGATCTAAGAATAAACAGTTCTCTGATTCTGATGGCATAGATGCAAAGGTCGTTGAAGAAATAAACGATGAATCACCAGAAAAAGTACTTGCTAGTTAATGAATAGTATATTACTAAAAGTACAGAAATACTTAGACTCAGTATCTAAAAGTCCTGTAAAGGTAGATGATAAACTTGTACAGGAGTTTGGCGAGGCGTGTAAAAACGCCTTGCTAAAACAGTTTGCAGATGAAAGAAATTCAAAGTTTGAAGTTAGAATGTCAAATATAGGTAGACCTTTATGTCAATTACAGATGGAAGCAAAAGGTATTAAAGGAGAAGGTCAGCCTTACAATGTTAAAATGAGAAATACATTTGGAGATTTAATAGAAGCATTATCTATATTTGTTTTAAAATCAGCAGGAGTGGAGATTAAAAATGAGCAGAAAAAAGTTACATACAAGTTTAATGGAGACTCAGTGGAGGGTAGGCAAGATGTTGAAATTGATAACAAAGTTTGGGATATTAAGAGTGCGTCACCTTATTCCTTTGAAAAAAAGTTTGGAGAGTCGGGTGGATTTGAAGAAGTTGTCAGGGAAGATTCCTTTGGCTATGCGTCACAGGGATTTTTATATGGGGAAAGTCAGAAAAAAGATTTTGGTGGATGGATAGTTATAAACAAATCTACAGGAGAATGGGTAGTATGCGAGACTCCTGCACTACATAAAGAATATAAAGATAAAGCTATAGCTACTGCTAAGAATAATATTAAAGCTATAAAAAAAGGTGAACCTTTTAAAAGATGCTATGATGATGTTGCAGAAACTTTTAGAAGTAAACCTACTGGTAACAGAGTTCTGGGCTTTGTGTGTT